TGACGATACCCTGTGAGTCAGATATTTTAATCTGTGAGCCTTGGAAAAATTCACCAGTAATAATAGATGTATAAAGATCAAAAATGGACGCGGTTGTATCTTGGTTTTGCTTTGCAAGGTAAGTAAAAGTTTTAGAATCTGGAATAGAGTTAATAATGTAGGATCCGTCAGCTGTAATTGACTTACTTCCGCTAACGTTAATTGGAATACCAACAGCAAGTCCGTGGTTTTCTGAAGTAATTACTTTAATTTCACGTGAAGTTGCGGTACTAACCATAGAAATAATTCCGGGAATGGTTGTATCACCGCTCTTTGAAAAGAAAGAGGGGGTGTTGTTGATAAGCTCAACGGTTTCCCACTTAGTAGGCTGAAGGCCATACTCAAAGTCGGTATCAATCAGCGTTTCTGGTTGGGAAACGCGAAGCTTAGTTACCGGATCAATAAACTCTGTTGGGAATTGGATTTCTCCGCCGGTGCCGCTACCGCCGCCACCACCAAGAAAACCAGCCATTTACTCTTCCCTTCTTAGATCTAAGCGCTAGGTACTAAGATACCTACAAACTTAGATGATTAACTGCTATAACTGAATGAAATTAAGAACCAAACCACCAAGAATTAGATAAAGCATAGAAACCGGCAGGTCCTGTAGGCCCCGATGGGCCAGCGTTACCGGAGGCAACTTCTACAAATGCTCCGCCAAAGTAAACGTATGTTTTTGCAGTGTTTGTGTTGAACCAGGCATCTCCTGTTGTTGCTCCAGCTGGCTCGGTTGTCGATGCCGTAAACTTTCCAGTATTACCTGTAGGGCCGGTTGGTCCTGTAGGTCCCGGAACTGTTGAAGCCTCTGTTGATGTGGGTCCTGTAGGTCCCGTAGGCCCCGTTGGTCCGGTAGGACCAGCTACTGTGCTAGCTGCTCCAGTAGAACCAGTTGGTCCCGTAGGTCCGGTTGGTCCAATAAATTGACCTGCGTCAACCCAAGCTGAGCCTGACCAAACATAAATATGATTATCGTTTGTAACAATGTAGGCATTACCAGCAGTGTTACCTGTTGGCGGAAGGTTTCCTACAGTTGCAACAGTTCCTAAAACGTTAATAGATGTACCAGCGTTACCAGTAGCGCCGGTAGCTCCGGTAGGTCCTGTTGGACCCGCAACTGTAGATGTGGCACCAGTAGCGCCAGTTGCACCTGTAGCACCAGTTGCTCCAGTTGCACCCTGCTTTAATGTAAATTCAAATATAGCTGCGGAAGAAGTTCCAACATTTGTAACAGCGGCTGTTCCTGTTGGACCTGTTGCTAAAGTGTTACCAACAGCAATAGTTGCTGCTGCACCCGTTGCTCCAGTTGGACCTGTAACAGTTAGACCTTGTGGTCCAGTATTTCCTTGAACGTTTCCAATTAAAGTCCATGCGTTAGAAACCCAAGAATACAAACTACCATTTGTTGTTATGTAAGAATCGCCAGTTACGCCAGTTGGGTAAGCGGCTTGTAGTGCTGCTAGATCTGCGTACTCGCCTTTAATATAACCAACAGAGCCAGTAGCACCAGTAGGCCCAGTTGCACCTGTAGCTCCCGTACTTCCTGTGGAACCAGTTGCTCCTGTAGAACCAGTTGCACCGGTTGGTCCAGCTACTGTTGAAGCAGCTCCGGTTGCTCCGGTAGCACCTGTTGCACCTGTCGCACCTGTTGCACCTGTCGCACCTGTTGGGCCAGCTACAGTGCTGTCTGCGCCACTTGCGCCAGTCGCGCCTGTTGCACCAGTACTTCCTGTTGCGCCAGTTGGACCAGCTACTGTTGAGGCAGTTCCGGTAGCACCAGTAGCACCTGTTGCGCCCGTGGCTCCAGTAGCTCCGGTAGCTCCAGTTGCGCCAGTAGCTCCCGTTGCTCCTGTGCTTCCTGTAGCACCTGTAGATCCAGTCGGGCCGGTTGCGCCAACAATTTGTCCAGCGCTATACCAAACTGATCCGTTCCAAACATAAATATCTCCATTTGCATCAACAATGTATGCGTCATTAACCGTGTTACCAGTTGGTGGTAAATTAACAATTGCAGCAACAGCGCCTATAAGTGTTATACCAACACCTTGTGGACCAGTTGCGCCTGTAGAACCGGTAGGGCCTGTAGGACCAGGTACTGTGCTAGCTGCGCCTGTGGCTCCAGTTAATCCTGTGTTACCTGTAGGACCCGTAGATCCAGTTGCGCCAGTGGCTCCTGTAGCACCTGTTGCGCCAGTAGCCCCGGTTGCTCCAGTACTTCCGGTTGGACCGGTAGTTCCAGTTGGACCCGATGGACCTGTAGCACCGGTTGGGCCTGGTACAGCTACTTGATCAATTACCTGAACATTAACATACGGTTCAGGCGTTACAATTACTACTTCATCTGGCATTTTATTGGTCCACCGTTACTTGTTCGGTTACAAAAACTTGACCTCTAATGTAGGTCTTTTGAAAAGTTGCATCCACTGTTGATGTAGCTTGAAGATCCCAAGTTCCACGCTTAGGAAGGTTTTTAGTTACGCTGCTTGGTAGAGATAAACGAATACGTCCCGTTGCGTTGTTAATAACGGTTACTACCATATCAGCAATAATAATTGGTGCTCTTGCGTAAATTCTAATCTGCGCTTTAAATACAAGGTTTGTAGTAGCATCTGGGAAATCAAGTTCAATAGTAAATGAGTCACCTTGGTAGATAAGAAGATCGTAGACAGCCGCTGTTGTAGGGGTTGGATCAAAGCCTTTAAGGTTGTTCTCAATGTATACGCGCTCTGGATATCTAGCGTCCTCAATCTCTTGAGCCATATAAATAGGAACCAATCTGTTTGTATTACGTGAGACGCGGCGTAGTGTGCCAAGCTCAAGACGCCACAACCCGATGTTAAGAGCTGATGAAAGCTGCTTGTATTGCTCCATACGCTGTTGAATTATTCCTGTAAGCTGGCGATAACGCTCAGAGCGAGGAATTGTAACTCCATCTGGAGCTTGAATATCAATGTCAAAAGCTGAGTCTGTAGCAAGACACCATAGGGCTTCAATAGCTGCCAAGATAGCAATTGGATATTCTTCAACGGAATCAAGATTATTTACTGTGAGTCGGCGTCCAAATTTGTCAGCGCGTTGATGGATGTGTTGTTCAACAGCTGTCTCCACAAAACGTTCTAAATCTGAGTCGCTAAAGTATCTATAGGATGTGCCTGTAATTGTCACCGTTGCATTAGCAGCTGGTGCGGCGTTAAAATGAAAAATACCAAGATCTTTTTCAACTGTATAGCCGGCAGGCGCTGGAATTGGCACAGTGCCTTGAGGACTGCTCACTTGAACAACAAGTAGGTATGGCTCAACCGGTTTAATTTTTGTATCAAATACTTTTTGGGTGCCGGTGCCAGGAGCAGTATATGTGAATTTTTTAGGCATATCGCCGAGCTCTAATCGGGCTCTATCGACAATTTGGGAAACTCTGGCCACTCACAACCCCTATTCACAGTCTTTATCTAATGGTAGCGAGTATCTATAAAAAATCTTTACAAACGAAGAAGCGGGCACAAATGCCCGCCACCCCGCCTAGTTAAATATTAGATAACGCCTGCTAGGTATCCCTTTTCGCGCAAGTGTGTAGCAACCTCTTGAGTAACTGAGTACTTCTGACCAGCCCTAAAAGTGTAGTTATTACCGGCACCAAGGGTCATGTTTTCAATGTCTTCAATAACTCTAATTACTACAGTTGCATCTGAGCCGCCAACCTCAATTGTTGAATCAACAATTACTGTCTGACGGTCTGGAACTGTTGCATCAATTACTTCTGTCTCAAGCTTGATCTGCGCTGTGGCTGTTGCCATAGACATAGAATTTGCTTTTTCTTGCATTGCTTGAGCATTTTCTTCTAGCTGTACTGCGCGGGCGCGACCTGTAACATCGGTCGGTTTGACTTTACTTGCCATTTGTATCCTCCGGTTTAATGTATGAGTGTTTGTGTTGGGCGGGGGCTTTTACACCCCCGCCTAACATTTAAGCTATTTAGTTGTATTAGTTGGTTTCTGCAATAACAACTGACTGATCTGTAATTAGACCAAGTCCAAAGATTGAGTACCAAGCAAGTGCGTGCTCACGACCGAAGTCAAGAATACCGCCATCGCGAAGTTCAACTGGTAGAGAGATTGCGTGACCGAATGCGTTATCTCCAATGAAGATAGCTGCATAACGATCAGCTGCGCCGTTACCTGTCTTTGTTGCAGGAGTGATGTATCCACCACCGGCTGCTACTGTTGGGTTAGCAACAGTTGTATCAGTTGTGTAACCAGCACCTGCACCGCCAGCAACCTTGAGAACCTGTGTGGTCTCAATGAATACTGTGTCGTACAAACGGCCGATTTCACCAAGCATGAAGTTACCTGGAGCTGCGTACTTTGTGACTTCAATAAATTCTGGATTGTCACGAAGCTTACGGCTTTGGTGTGGGTGAATGAAAGCAACATATGTCTCACCAAGGCGAGGAATGTTCTTTGTTGCAAGTGTCTCAACTGCATCCTTGACTGTCTTAGGTGTCAAGTTAAATGCACCTGTCATAGAAGCACGGGTTGTACCCTTTGTACCATCAGCGTAGAAGTTATTAACTGCTGATAGGTTAGTGCGGTCTTCACCGAAGATTGTTGAGGTTGCTGCGTAGAGGGTGTCGCGTGATAGCTGATCTAGGTAGATAGCCATGTTACGACCAAGAAGACGTGAGGCTGAAGCCATTACGTCATCGAATGAAGCATTAAGCAATAGCTCTGATACAGCAAGAGCATATCCATGCTCTGATACTGTGATTGAGAACTGCTGTGCTGTCAGTGCGTTTGTCTGCATACGAACACCTTCGACTAGGCTCTGTGCGAAGCCAAGGTTGTTGTAACGCAAGAAGTTAATCTGAAGACCTGGTGCAACACCTAGTTCGGTCTTCTTTACTGCAAACTGCTCAAAGCGAAGGATTGGCATGGCCTGGAAAAGAATTTCCTTTGACCAGATAACCTGAATCGCTTGAGTCAGCTGTGTATTCGTACCTGAATACGCTGTAGGTGCAGCGGCTAGATTGCCGGTACCTGTAATGGATGATGCCATTTTAGCTTTGACTCCTTATTTAGAATTTGGGTTTGAGTTTTTGTTTAGCCTAAAAGCCCTTGAGTCTTACCTTGAGCTCGTGAGCTCAATAGTCGACTACGGTATTTTGAGTATTCGTTCATCGGCATTTCCGCAATTTCTTGCGGTGTGAAGTTACGTTGTTCCGAATTGGTTTCCAGTGGCCCATTGGGAGGAGTGGTTACACTCGTTCCCTTCATTTCTTTTCTAGCGTTCTGCATTGCAGATTGCGCTGATTCAAGAATACGTGCCGAGCGATCTTTCAGATTTTCCACACTAGCCTGAACTTCTTCACGGGTATTACCCTGAATAAGATCTACTAGTTCCGGAATAATGCTGTCACGCTCTTGATCGAGAACTTGCTGGCGATAAGCCTGAAGGTCTGCATAAGTCTTTTCACGCTCCAGAAGAGCGAAGGCTCGTTCGCGTTCGACACGCTCACGCTCCAACTGCTCCTGCAACTCAGATAAACGAGCATCTGCATAAGACTTGGAATCTAATTCCGCTAATGCTTCTTCTCGAACCTTTGCAGCAACTGCTTCCGCATCTGCTGCTCTTAGAGCTGCTTCTTCTTCTTTCTCCTTCTTAAAAGAGAGAAGTTCTTCCTTCAGACTTTCAATCTGTGGGTAGAGCTTTTCTTTTTCTTGAGAACGTACTTTTGCTAGATCATCATCTGTATAAAACTTCTGATTACCTCTAGCGGTTTCTGTAGTAGTAACAGCCGACGCGTCAACGCCCGACACATTTACAACTGGAGCTTGTCCGGCCTCTGCTTCAAAAGCAGTTGCCATTGTTTCTGCATTGTCCATGCTTATATCCTTTTCATCCTAGGGGTCGTTTTCCGAATGCCCTTACAGGCGTAGCACAAGTGACCTAACGTTTGTTACTATGTATTTTCTCTATTCAGTACGAAATTGTCTGCCTAAGCAGGTTTATTTATCGTACTTTTCTTCCGGAGGCCTTCTACGAGGTAGAGCGGTTCCGTAAGCTTGAGTTACAAGGTTGGTGCGGAGTGCCGCTTCACCTTGCTGGGCTTGCATATCTGCCCCGTCCATAATTGGTGGTACTCCGGCAGCTTGTAAAGCGCCTCCTCCACCAGCAGTCATAGCTCCACCACCAGCAGTCATGTCTGCGCCTGGTTCCCCACCCATTCCGCCGGTGAGCTGAATAATTTCTTGTTCAATCTGTGTTTGAAGAAGCTTTAATGCGCCATCTGACTTGGCATCTTCTAGAAGCTCCATACGAATTTCTTGTAGCTTTTCAGTAGGGAACTCTTCGCCTAATGTGCGAAGTGCGCCTTCTTTAGACTCAAGTCCTAATGAAAGTAGAGATTGAACTTCGTTTAGCGCAATCAACTTATCTAATGGTAGAGGCTGTGGGAAATGAGCATAAGACTGGTAGGTAATAGGATCTTTAGGATCTAGTCTGTCAATTTGACCGCTCTTAATAGGTGTGTTTGTTTCAGCATTCCAGATAAAAGTTTCAGGCTCTTTGATTGCCAGGCTGATAAGGATGAGCTCATTAACGCGCTCTAAGCCGCGGGCATACTGAATAATCTTTTGATGGTAGTGGTTCATCAAAGGTTGGAATTGAATTGAGAGGGCCACACCTGAAGTGTTAGAGATGGGTTGTGCTTGACCAAGAGCGGTCTCGGGAACACCAACCATTTCGTGCATTGACTTTTTAATAAGAGCTAAGAACTCCATTGCACCTTTAAGGCCTTGAGATCCGCCCTCTAGGTTTTCTACCTTTGCGTCTTTTGGTAACCCGCCCCAGACTTTATTAGCACCTTTCTCAAGCTGAGAAGCTTTTGCACCGATGATGATGGTGACTGGCGCTGCGTGGTAATTAACAATGTCAGCCACGTCTGTAGCAGTTTCATTGTAAGTGCGGTTAATATTGATAATGTCATTGCAATCAGAAAGACCCCAAGGGCTACCACTAATACGCTTATTTGCAATATGGATAACAGGGATTGTGCCAAGAGGGTTCGGGCGCGAGTCAATAAGTTCATCATTAATGTACTCCTCGATAATGTCGTCAGTTAAGATTTCCGTGTAGGTAAATACCTGTCGGGTTCCTTCAAGAGACGTACCCCAAAAACGATACTTTAATTTAAAACGAATTAAGCGCTCGCGGTCATGGGGGTGAAACTCTGGAAAACAAAAACTTGAGTTAAGGGGCAGAACGCGTACACGTCCTGGGTGCGGGCGACCTGAAGGATCTACCCAAGCTTCTTCGTAAGCAACCTTAATAAAGCAGTCGCCTGATACTCCGCCTTGCTGACCAATTTCCCACAATACGGTAGCTTTGTTGTTGTCTACCTCCCAAACTCTTTCTAAAAGGTCTGGAACAATAGCTTCTGTCTGCTTTGGTGATCTGTAGTTAACACCCTTGCCAAATGTAAAGTTAAGAATAAAGTCTGTAAAAGCTCGATAGTAATTCATTACCATCTGGGTTTCGCCCGTTTGACGGCGATAAGAATAATGGTGGCCTAGATACATCGCCCAGTTTAAGGAGTAGCGATTTAGGCGGGGGCCGTGTACTTCAAACTCTTCATCCGCAAGTTCTACAAGACCTAGCGGGGAGATTGAGATTGTTAAATCAGAAGAGGCTGCCCTATAACTGGGAGGTGAGAAATCAATACCACTCACTAAAATCCCCTTCTAATACTTGTACGCATATACTAACATAAAAGTCGATAAAGCGTTTTAAGGTCTAAATGACTGTCCAGCTATCAAACCTCTACCTACGGGCTTGGTAACCTTTTTTTTCATTGCTTTTTCTTTTTTCTCTTTTTCTTCTTCTACATAATCACGAAATCTAGGATCAACATCTTTTTTAGAGCGGACCATCTTGCCACCCATTTGGTTGTATTTGGCGTGAATCCAGTGGCCTCGTGCAGGTGATTGTTTTGTAAAACGTGCCGCAGCTTGAGCCTTAATCATGTTGTACATTTTAGGGTTTGCCGGGTATTCCGTTGGTCCTTCTTTTACTTCTTGACCTCTAATTAACATGTTTAATCCTTATAAAGAAGTTCTCGCCCCCCGCAGCTGTCTACATGCTGAACGGGGGAACGAGAAGCTTGATTAAATTAGTCCTGGACTACAGCAGGATTTACAGCACTCTGACGAGCACCGTTAAGAAATACCTCTTCAAAGCGATTATCGCCATGATCAGCAAAACCACCAGCTGCAAAGCCGGTCAAGTTCTGTGGTGCTTCTACCCATGCTGTTGAACCTACGTGTGCACGCTCACGCATTGTTTCTTCTGCTGTCTTTGTGAAGACGTTAGCATTGCGGTTAGCGCGACCTGGTGCAGGCATGTATCCTTGCATTGCTCCATTTGTGAACTGCTCTGGAACATCGGTATCGGTTGCGATACCTTCTTCAAAACGAAGTGGGCCGCGTTGTCCTGGAACAGCGCCAGCAAACTTACGATCGTATACGTTTCCTACTTTTTCAGGAAACTGTGGGTTTGGTGCAATTGTCATTAATGACTCCTAAATGTTGGTTTGAGGACCTCGGTAAAAGTGTCCTACTTCTAGGGGTTATAAACAGGCTAAAGTAGAAATTATCTGAAAAAGGGTGAGGAAGATACTTCAACTTGGGGCATGGTCAAATCCATAGTTAAAGCACAAGCAATCGCTAGGGCGTCTGCGTAGTCGTCGTGGGCATGTGCCTCATCCGGCGCATGGGCTAAAAAGTTAGGACCTTGAAACTTTGTTTCTAGATCTGTCATTTGTTGGTAAAACCGCTTCCAAGTACGAAGTCGGCGTGTTTTAGCGTGGGCCGGCCAACCAACCATACGTCTGTCAATTAAAGCTTTAAGGTGTTTCCAACGTTTGGATTGTTCCTGTTGACTACTGCCAATAGAGTGAACTTCACATCTAGGTAGCAATAGCTTCATTCTTTGAGCTACCGCATCACCTACGCCGTTAGCGTCTATACCGACAGCTAGTACATCGTAGTTATTAAGAAAGTTAACAATTTGAAAGTATTGGTCTTCCCAGTCATCACCTTGGATCTCTAGCCAGTTTAAAACTCGGTGATCGTAATAGCCAAACTCATCCGGTCTATCCCAATCAACCCAAACAACTGTAACTACTGTTGAGTCAAGTTTTCTTGCTGGGTCAATTCCAACAACAACTGGTGTTCTGTGCCAAGCTTTAACAGTTTCTTGTGAGGTGTCACCGAGCTCATCCATAATAGCTGATGTAACGAACATTCCTCGCTCCAGCAACCATTTGCATGAGTAGGACATCTGAAACTCATCAGAGTCCTCACCTACACGAAGCATTTCTTTTTTAATAAATTTGCCGTAGTTTAGGTTTACTTTAGCAACGTCTTTCCAGTCCCACTCAAAATGATTTTGGCGAGCTGTGCGGCTAGTCTGCCTGCGCTTGTTTAATTGGATTGAACGGTAAAAATTATTCTTACTTGTTGTTGGAGTACCTGTCTTAACCATAGTTCCTGAATAGTAAGCAAGCATAGGGCTAATAGATTTTGATACAACAAAGTCGTCTGCCTCCTGGCACTCGTCAATAACAATTAAATGGAAAGACTTAGATTCAATCTTTGCACGTGGGTTAGCTGTCATCATCATTAAACTGCTGCCTGAGTTCTTAAGTTTAATTTGACGAGTTACACCTGGAACTTTACCTAGTGAGTCATCAATCTCTGGATCACCAAGTATCTCTAATGCACGCTCAGATGTAAGGCGATTTACTGTGCGACCAAATAAAGTTTCTACCTGACCCTCAACAGGAGCAAACATTCCAATCCAAATTCCATCCGCAAATTTACCTAATAAATCTGGATACATTTTTGCAAGGCGTGGAAGCAAAACCATTAGTGTAGCTACAGTGTTTGCAATAGTTTCTGATTTACCAGATTGACGTGCCGCTAAAGCTGTTATCTCTTCACCATCGTTAATAATTACAGATTCAATGATGCGTCGAGCAAGTGGCATTTGATAAGGGTGTAACTCATGACCAACAAGTGCTGTCATAAACTGAATTGTTCTGTCAGTAATTTTATTTACAAAAGCTTTTGAAAGTTCATCAAGCTCTTCAATTTCCTCTTCGGGAGCAAGGCCGTCTTCTTCTTCATCCGCGCCTAGGGTAAAGAACTCTTCGTCGTCGTCTTCTAAAACAATGTTGTTTTCCATATTAACCTTAAGTCTAGTTAAAAACAAAAAGCC